AATTAATAATTATATGTAAATAATGTATCTCTAATAAAGATAAATATGCTACACGGTTTTTCAAAATTTATTTTTAACCCTTTTATTTTTTTATGTATAATATATATCATATTTAAATTATGAATACAAAATAAATCATAGTCATATTGTATAAAATTAAAGTCATATCCTTTTAACCTTAATATATAATATAAATGTTCTATTAAATCCATATATTTCCATTTACATAGTGAGTATATTAATTTATGTTCTAATTTTTTATATGTATTATTAAAATTTCTATTTAATTTTTCAATATTACCTATTTTTTCTAATATAATTTCTGAATATTCTATTGGTTCGAATTGCTTCATTTTAGTTTCATTAGTTTCATTAGTTTCATTAGTTTCATTAGTTTCATTAGTTTCATTAGTTTCATTAGTTTCATTAGTTTCATTAGTTTCATTAGTTTCATTAGTTTCATTAGTTTCATTAGTTTCATAACATTCATTATTCTTATAACATTCATTATTCTTATAACATTCACTCATTTTTATATTATATAAATCTATATAAATTGCTAATTTTATTTGAAATTCATTTATATTTTTAGATGTATCTAGAGTAAACTTATTTTTACAATCAATAATTGTTTTATTATTCATAAGTAAGTAAGTAAGTATAAGTAATTATAAATTTTTATAAATAATAAAACAATTATTATATTAAATTAATAAAATATTTTTCATTTATTAAAATTTTTTATAATTTTTAAAAAATCTAAATAGTATATAAACTAATAATATAATTGTTTTTATATTATTTTAAATAAATAATAAAACTCAATAATAAAAATTAATAATAATGAATAATAATGACAATTTACCACCAGAAAAAAAACATCATAATAAAAATCAATATCCTACAATACCTAGTAAATATAGATATAAATATGGAATACCTTCTACTTTAATATCTATTTATCATAAACAATTGTATTATTTTTATAAAAATTTATCTTCAAATAAAAAAGTATCACCAGAAGATATACATACAATAATAAGAGAGTTTTTTATCAATTATTATTATCCATTTATATCTAAAAATTTAGATACAGATAAACAAACAATGGCAGTTATTATGGGTTCTGTAGCCTTCAATATGAATATAATAGATAAGAATTTAAAATATCTAAAATTTCCCACACAGGATATTGATTTAAAATTATATACAACATTATTACATTATGATAAAACTAAACAAGATAAACAAAATATAAAAAAAGTTATGAGTGTATTTAAATATATATTACTTGTTATAACAATGTTTATAAAACAAATAATACACGAAACAATGACATTTTTTAAAACTATGTTTGAAGAAACAAAACCTAATTATAAAAAATCAATAAAAGATATAAAAAATAATAAGCAATCAGTAGGTTTTACTAATACTAAACCCGAATTATTAGATCATAAGAAAAAATATAATGGAATTTTAACACGTATGTCTATAACATTACAAATAAAAAATAAAAATGAAAATGAAGATATATCAAAAAATAATATAGATGAAGGTTCATCAAAAAATGCTATAGATATTACAACTATCTCTTATGATGATTTATTTAATACTATTATGAATAAAATTAATACTATAGATTTATTAATAACAACTAAAATTAAGTATTCTATAAAAACTACTACACTTAAAACCATGGCTTTAACTTTTACAGATAGTCAAATAAAATATCCTAGTCTTTTAGATAATCCAACATTTTATTCATATTATTTATTGGATAATAAAACTATTTTAGATACATCAAAACAAGTAATAACACTAGATAAATTACATAGATCAATTAATAATGTAAATGATATTGTTAAAGTTAATCATTATAAAGATAATTATAATAGTAAATGTAATTATATAGCATTAAACTCATTAAAGGTTGATTTAGTTCTTATGTTACAATATGCTGAATTTATTAATACAGAACGTTATGATGAAACTATAAATATTATTGTGCCTATTGGAGCATTATTTAAGTATTATAAATATTTAACTAAATATTTAAAATTATATATTATAATGAAGTATTCTAACAAACCATTGGATAAACATTATAATAATGTAATACATAATTTTATAAACTATATTAAGACCATAATAGGTAATCCTAAAACAAATATTACACCCGAAGATACTATTTTTAATATTGAATATAAAATAAAATTAAATCAAATACATCAAGATTTATTTATTAATCAATCTATACTTAAAGAACATGAAGAACTTCGTGAAGCAGTAGATGATTATAATCATATTAAAAAATATATTAATAAAAGCAGGTTTTTATTTAAAGATGAATATGAAAAATACATTGCTAACAATAAAAAATGTAATATGGACTATTTAAATATATTAAGACATATTTATACTAATCCTGAATATAATCCTAATTCTATAAATCCATCTATGAGTGGTGGGATGCTTTCTAAAACATCACAATTAATAAAATCTAAACCTATACCTATATCTAAACCTATACCTAAACATAACCCCTGTTTAAAAAAACAAACTATTATTTTATATAATGATATTGATGATGAAATAAATGATGATTTTCAATCTCTTTATAAAGAAAGTCGTTTAAGTGTAAAATCAAAACACACTAAACATTCCAAAATGCTTAACACTTATAAAAAATGTAAAAAATCTCAACGCTTAAAAAAATCTAAAAAATGTAAAAACCTAAAATTATCTAAAAAATGCTCATCTAAAAAAGGCTTATCTAAAAAATCTAAATTACAATCTAAAATTCAAACAAAATTAGAAATAGATAAATTAATTATGAATAGAATTAAATCAGATTTACATAATGAAATAGAAAGTCTTAAAGAAACTCTTAAATAAATTCTTAAATAAACTATTAATTAAAATATTGTTTAAAATATTGTTTAAGCATTCCAACTAGGTGGTAATCCATATTCACAGGCTCTAAAACTTTGTTGTAAATATAAAATATATACTTTTATTAATGTATCAACAACACCAGACCAATCAAAAATAAAATCTAATTTATTTCCTGGATACCAACCACCGAAACGTTCTAAGAAATAACGACTGTAGATTGTTTTTTTACTATCATCCGAAACTCCAAAATAAATAAATAACTGTATCATAATTAACGCATCTATAATTGTGCTAGCATAACTAACTAAAACTCTATATTTATGTGGCAACATATAAGAAGGTGGTGGATTAAAACTATCATCATCTGTATATTGTTCTGAATCAACAGTTATTTGAGTTATAATGGCTAAATATAATACAAAAATATACATATACCAATAATTAGGTAGTATATCTGTAAATGGAATTTGTATCCATAAACCAACAAATGTTAAAGTAGTTGTAATGACACCAAAAATGGCTAATATATAAAGTTCCCATTTATAAGATAAACCACTAATACCTTTTATATAACTAAAACGTTGTGGTTGATTTAAATAAAGTAATATAGATAATACAATTGTTAATAAAAGTGTAATCCAACGAAACAAAGGGGTTATAATAAATTCTGCTAAACCATTAATAAGACTTGATGACATCATTTTTATTTTATTATACTATTATTTTTATTATTCTGTTTATTTTATTATACTATTATATATATTTTATATCACTATTCTATTTTTTCTTATTATTTTTTCTACTTATTTACTATTATAAACTATTTTTATTATAGATTATAATATATTATGAATAAATAATAAAATTTATTCTGGATACACACTATTTATTTATAATTAATATATATATAAAATATAAAAAATAAGAAAATAAAAAATATAATAAATTATAAAATAATACATAAAAATATAAATTAATAAACTAAAAGTATAAATTAATAAACTAAAAGTATAAATTAATAAAATGAGTAATAATGTATCAATAAAAAAATCACAACAGAATATGTCGCTTATTGACTGGATTACACAATATGACGCACTTGTCGTCTTTGGAGGATTTGGTCTTGCTATTATGGGTGTTATATTATTCACAGGTATATTTCAAGCAGGTCCTGATGTTAGAGATAATGTTTTATACAATGCCCTTGGAGCAATGTTTATGGCAGGTGGATTTATTTATGTTATATTTAAATTTATGGGTAATCAAGTTATTATACTTGGAAAACAAGTTGATATTGGAATGTTTATTTATGTAGGTATTGTATTATTTGTTATGTTCGTTTTGGGTAATTAAATAAGTAATTAACTATTAGAAAGGTGGTTAAAATGATTAAAATAATTAAAATGGTAAAAAAGTTTAATATAATGTGATAAAAGAGAGGAGGATTTAGTCAGTTTTTAGGGTTATTATGGTGCTACTGGTGCTGGTTGTTGTGCTATATCAGGTGGGCTTCCTTGTGCGTCCAAACTTGTTTGTATTGGTGTTGTATCAACTCCTTCACTTATGTTAGTATGCGTTGTGTTTACAACCTTTTCCATACCATCAATAATTGTTTGTATATTTGCTTGGTCTTTAAGTAATAAATTTATACCTGTAATAATAGGTTTGGGTAATCTTACACCAACAGAACCCTGTATATTTTGTCCCGGTCTATTTTGTCCTGGTATATTTTGTCCTGGTATATTTTCTGCTCTTACTAAATTTTTTAATAAAAATAATATAACTTTTATCGCATATTTATATTTGTCAAAAAGATCTACAACAAAACCAAAAATTCTTATAATTTCTTTGTGTTTTCTTAAATAGAGTTCTTCAAGAGTTTGACAATTTTTTAAACGTTCAATTAATGGTCTTTGAGAATCTAATTCATTTGTTATATCAATATTATGAAATCCATTTACATATGTATTATAATTTATATCTGTTCTTAAATCTAAAATATCTGCTTCAGTATTTATATTTTCTTTAGATTTTTCTAAATTTGTGTTCAAATATGATTTTAAATTATCTTTTTCTATTAATTGATTAGGTATTTTTTCAAATTTAGATTCTGTAGATTTATTATTTAATATATCTACATCTTTCATTATTTCATAGTTATCATCATCATCATTAATTAATATACCTTTTTGAAATTGATTAAATAATTCTAAAATTTTAACTACAGCACTATTTGTTTTTCCAATAGTTCCATCTAGAATATCACGATCCCCTTTCAAATCAACAGCCCGTTTTAAATTTAATATTATATCATCTATACCATTATGAATAATTCTAAGTAAATCATTACTCTCAGGTATAATATTTTGATCAACTTTATAACTTATGCGCGCTGCCATTTTATTTAATATATTCTATTCAATTTATTATATATTACTATTATACTATAAATATAATAAATATTATTTATATTATAAACATATAAAAATTTAAACTAAAATAATATAATTAAAAAATATAATATAATATAATTAAAAAATAAAAATAAATAAGATGTCTCTAGAACTCTAAAATTCTAAAATAATCATTTACATTTTCTTAATTAATAATAATTTTCTCCCTGCTTGGCAGAATTTATCATTGCTATCACAATCTTGGTATTTACTTAATAAATTTTCTATTTTTGTTTGCATCATAGGTTTGACTTCAACTCTTCTATCTATAATATGTTTAATTTGGTCTCGCATTGTATTATTAAATGTTTCAATATTTTGAGGATTGCTGGCTACTGGATTAACAGGAACTTTATCTGTATTTGATATAATATTTTTATTAATAAGTTGGTCTTGCATTTTATCAATCATATTCATTACAAATCCTTGGTCGGCGATTAATTTATCCATATGATTTCTAGAGATTAAACTACCTGTAGGTAATTGTTTATATTTGTCTAATTCATCTTTATAACCTACTGTTTTACTAAATAAAGTTTGGTATGCTTTATACACAGTCATAAGTTCATTATGTTTTTGTAAATAAGCGTGGTCTAATTCTTTCACTGTAATTTTTTCATTATTTTCATCTAACATAGGTAATTGTTTATATTCTGTTTTAGGTTGTGATTTAAATATTACTAATAATTTACCACATAGTTTATTTTTAACAACAGGTTCTATTTCAGGCTCATCTTTTATTTTTTTTAATATCATTAATCTAGACCTATATAAATTAGTATTATTATCTTTCATCTCATTATGTATTGTTTTTAACATTTCTTTATGTTTTTCATCTTCTATTTTATTATTTACGATTTCACCATTTTTCAATTCACCATTTTTCATTTCATTATTCATAGATACTATTTTTTCATTATATAAAGTCGAATATTCTGCATATAACTTTTTAAGTGCTTCGTGTTTAATACGATATGTTTTATCCATTTTAATATAATTGTCTAGAAGCAACATTATTTCTTTTATTTTTTCAGGAGATAAATTTTTAAAATCGTCATCTGAAATACTTAATATTTTTTGTATAGTATTTGTATTCTTATTTGTATTTGTATTCTTATTTGTATTTACATTTATATTTGTATGTTTAATATGATTTTTATTTGTATTTTTACTTATGTTATTGTTATTATCTATATCAATACCTATTATTTTTTCAATTTCAACGTCATTACCTAAATTCATTTTATTAATCATTTCTTTACCCATCTTTACAATTTTTTTTGTATTATTAGAATTATTATGATTACTACTCGTTTTATTATTTTTAAGATGAGTTAAATTTTTTACTTTATAATTTTTATGTTGAAGACCATTACTATTATGATGATTAGTATTTATAGGTTTATTTTTATCTTTCATAACTTGATTAAACATTATATCAATATTATTTTTATCCATTTTATTTAATTATAATATTATTAATATTTTTATTATTCTATACTATAATTATATTTTTTATTATTATTTATAATCTATTATTTATTATAATCTATAATTTATTATATAGTATATAATCTATAATTTATTATATAGTATTATTAATATTTTCATTATCTATTATTTATTATAATTTATTATTTATTATAATTTATTATTTATTATAATTTATTATTTATTTTTAATTTCTATTGTCATTATATCATAACAATATATTTTATAGAGTAAATCTATTAACTTATCTTTACAAAAATGACTTATCTTTTTACATTTATATTCTTTCTTTAAAAATTTTTTCTTTTCTTCTAATGTTTTTGTATCTTTATTATTATTTATTTCACATTTATAATTGAAAGGTTTATGTATTGCTAGATACATTGTTAAAGTTTCTGTCATTTTATCAGTGTTATAGACTTCTTCTTTCGTTCCCCAATCAACATCTAAATTATATTTTTTAATATCTCTTTTACAATAATAATGATAAGGTTGATTATTTAAATCCTTTTTCTTAACTTCTTTCTTAACTTCTTTAATTATTTGTTCTTTATTAATTTTTTTTCCTTTCTTCTCTTCTTCCTTCTTAACTTCTTCTTCCTTTTTAACTTCTTCTTCCTTTTTAACTTCTTCTTCCTTTTTAACTTCTTCTTCCTTCTTAACTTCTTCTTCCTTTTTAACTTCTTCTTCTTTTTTAACTTCTTCTTCCTTTTTAACTTCTTCTTTCTTTTTAACTTCTTCTTCCTTTTTAACTTCTTCTTCCTTTTTAACTTCTTCCTTCTTTTCCTCTTTTTTCACTTTTACTTTAAGTTTTGTATTTTTTATATCTAATGTGTTAAATGATGGTTCAATCATTGGGTTAATAGGATTAGTTTTTTTTATTAGTATTGGTTTTTTTACAACATCAATAACATCTTTCGCATCTTTCATAAGTAAATTATTTTTTTTGGTTTTTTTTTCATCAACATTATAAATACGATGTGTATTATTTTTTAACGTAGATGCTGTATTTATATTAACTACTTTATTCTCTTGTTTTCCTTTATCATTAGTATTTGTATTAGTATTAGTATTAACATTATTAATAGTATTATTATTATCACTAGTATTATTATTTGTAGTTTGTGATGTTGTTTCTGGATAAGGTAAATATTTATTTAATTCTTCTTGTTTATTTTGTATTAATCTTAATTTTTGTTTTTCATTTTCTATACTTTTCATTAATTCAATTTCTTTTTTACGATTATGTAATTTTACAATTTGTTCTTTTTTATGTTTAAGTTTAGCCAATTCTTTTTGTTGTTGGTCTTGTAAATACTGTCTTTGTAATTCTAATTTACTTAAAGGTGAATTTTCATCTATTGTCATATGTTCTAGTTTAGGACGTGTAGATACATTTTTTTTACTATTACTATTACCATTATTATAAACGATTTGTTTTATATTATTAGTATTATTACTTGTATTGCTAGAATTACTTGTATTGCTAGAAGTATGTATTGTATTATTATTATTTCTAGTTCTATTTATCATAGAATTCTGCTTCATTTGTTCTAATTTCATTTGTTGTTCTCTTATTTTTTGTTCTTTTAATTGTTGTTGTTTGAAGTCTTTTTCTTTAATATAGTTTTCTTTCATTTGTTGTTTTATTTCTTTTTCTCTTAATTGTTGTTCTCTTAATTGTTGTAATTTTAATTGTTTTTCTTTCATTAATTGTTCCTTTAATTGTTGTTCTTTTAGTTGATGTAATCTAGTTTCTTCTGGAGTAGGTGTTATTTTAATTTGTTTAATTGTTTTTGTAGTATCATTATTATTATTATGTATAGGTTGTATACTATTTCTATTAGTATTATTATTATTATTATTATTATTATTATTATTATTATTATTATTTCTATTAGTATTAGTATTAGAATGAGTTTGTAAATGACTATAGTCTTTTTGTTTATTAATTTTTGGTATAATATTATACATATTTTCAGAATTTATAAAATCTTTTGAATTATTTTTATTAACAATTGCTTGTGGCATTGTAGTTTTTTGATTAGTTAGTTCTTGTTTATCCTTATTAAGTAAATTATTTACAGATAATTGTGGTTTAGATTGTTGCGGTTGTGGTTGCTGTGCTGGTTTATGTTGTGGTTGTGGTTGCTGTGCTTGTTGATGTTGTGGTTGTTGTGGTTGTTTTACTGGTTCAGTAATAGGTTTAGGAGGTTGTTTTATTGGTTCATTATTTGTAGATTTTGGTTTAATTTGAAAATCCTTTTTTTTATCAATAAGTTGTGTTTTTTTAGGTGTTTTTAAATTATATTTTTCTAAAATAGAATTAATACGTTCTTTATTTGTTAATTCTTTCTTCTTTGTATTTTGTTTATCTTGATTAGGTTGATTGAGTTGTTTAAGTTGTAATGGAATATCTTTACTCATTTTATTATTTAATTATTTATTTACTTTATTAATGTTATTGTATCTAGTAAAACATAGTAAGAAACTTTTATTTTAAATCATACTTATTAAAATTATAAACTAAAAAATAAATAATAATATAAACTAAAAGGATGTGCTAGAAACAATTTATAAAAATGTTAAAAAAATATAATAAAACGTATTAAAATAAGTATAAACTATAGACTTTTACTTATAAAAATAAAGAGTTCTTTCTGGAGTATAGTAATAATTTATAACTTTACTAAAAAATAAAATAAAATAATATAATATAATAAATAGTAAAAAAATAAATATAATAAAAATAAAATAATAAATATAAAAAATGTTAAATTATTAAAAATAATATTATAATTTATTACACGCTAGACCATCAGCACATAAATTACCAAACCAAATATTAAATTTAGTTCTATCGGTTCTATCCATTGCTTGATGACTATTAACGTGTATTAATTTAACTTTTAGTTTATCTGAAGAAGATAATTTACTGTTTATTAATTTAATACGTTGCATGCTAGCATCAATACTTTCAATTAAATCTTTATTTTTAACGTCATCCCCTTTTGCTGTTCTCCAGTTATTTTTTTTCCACGAAGAAAGCCAAACAGAGCAGGCTTTAATTGAATATTCACTATCACTAACTATTTTAATTACTTTTTTAATATCTATAAGTTCTCTATAATATTTTACAATAAGTTTAAAAGCATAATCCATACCCATTAATTCACATTGATTATTTGTTTTGTCATTGTATTGTTCTTTTATATTAGTGCAGTTTAATCCTATATACACACCAACCCCACTATTAAAATAATCTTCTTTTGTTTTAGATTTACGACTAGAACCATCTGTAAATATATAAAGTTCATCATCAATAAGTGTCCAATACCTTACATTATAATTTAAGTCATCACTATAATGAGAACTTTTTATAGTTGATAAGGATTGTTTCATTTTTAAAATTTCTTCATCACTCACATAATTTCTACTCTTTGTTTCATTAGTGTGTGTGTTTGTATTAGCATTACCATTAGCATTGCCATTCACATTACTATTACTATTACCATTCCCATTCCCATTGACATTCGTTTGTGATTTTTTAGTAGTTGTTAATTGTATAGTTTTATCTGTTAAAGAAGGTTTTGTAGTTATACTTACACTATAATTAGCCTTAGAACCAGTTTTTAAAAACTCTTTTGCCTCTTCAAATGTATCAAATTTTCTAAATATTGGATTTTTATAACCTTCCACTGCTTTTTTACATTCTCCCCAAGTTTTAAAAATTCCTATGTTATGCCCTTTTCTTACAACATAATATTTTTCATTATTCATTGTAATTAATTATTATTTTATACACCTTATAGTATCATATTAAATATCTTTTACACTTTAACCTAATTTATTTTTATTATTTTTATAATTTTTATAATTTTTATAATTTTTATAATTTTTATAATTTAATCTTCAATTTTTTATAATAGTAAAAATAGTAAAAGAATATTAAATAAAAATTGAAATTTAAAAAGTAATTATATTATTATTATTAAAAACTGTTTTATATTAATTATAGTAAACCATTTAATTAAATAATAATCTTATTGTAAAAACTAAAATGTGCGATTTAGACTTTATTAATACAATTTCTTCTACATTTAGTAGTGAAATTAATAAATTTATACAATCTTTTACACTTACTATTAAACAACAATTTCAAAATGTTGATAAAAAAATGAAAGAACAAGAAGAAGAATTAAATAAATTACGAGATGAATTAAAAAATAAAAAATTTGACGAAACTAATTTTACAAGTGTTTCAGTTATTAAAAACCAAGATAAACAAATTTATGAACTTAATAATACTATTAAAAATTTAGAAAACCGCATTAAATATTTAGAATTAAAAAATAATGTAGCCATAACTACTGAAAAAATAGAACCTATATATGTAAATTTAAAATCTAATAATACTACTGAACCTGATACTAAATCAGAAATTAAAGAAGAAATTATTAATAAACCTATTAAAAAAGTTTCTAAACGAGTTTCTAAAAAGAAAGAAGAAAAAGAAAGTAATGATAGTAGTGAAAGTAATGAAAATAATGAAGTTAATAATACTATTGAAGTTAAAGAAGAAGTTAAAGAAACTAAACCTGAAAAATCAAAGAAAAAAATTGTTATGAAAAAAGGTAGTAAAACAAATACTAAACCTGATGCTGAAATAGAAGCACAAGCCGAAGAACAAAAACTTAAAGAAGAAGCCCAAGCCGAAGAACAAAAAATTAAAGAAGAAGCCGAAGCCGAAGAAAAACGACTTAATGAAGAAGCCGAAACTGAAGCCGAAGCCCAACGACTTAAAGAAGAAGCCGAAACCAAAGAACAAAAACTTAAAGAAGAAGCCGAAACCGAAACTGAAGCCGAAGCCCAACGACTTAAAGAAGAAGCCGAAGCCGAAGCCCAAGCCAAAGAACAAAAACTTAAAGAAGAAGTTGAGATAGAAGCCGAAGAACAAAAACTTAAAGAAGAAGTTGAGATAGAAGCCAAAGAACAAAGACTTAATGAAAAAGAAAAGGAAAAAGAGAAGGAAAAGGAAAAAGAGAAGAAATCTAAAAAATCTAAAAAAACGACAAAAGAAGAAGTTAAAGAAGAAAAAAAAGAAATTAAAGTTGTATTTCCGGATAGTATTCCCAATTTAATGGATGTTAATATATTAGAAGTAAAGGATATAGAATATTATATTGATGAGACAAATAATAATATCTTTTTAATTACAGATGATGAAGAAATTGGAACCTTTGTTGGAGTATATGATAAAGATAATAAAAAAATTATTAAAATGGAAAATTAAATATTAAAATTGAAAATTAAGTATTATAAATAAATATTAAAACTATAAAAACTATATAAAATAATCTAAAAACTTATTTAATTTAAATTTATTTTTTTAATCCGTTGCTATTTCTAATTGAGTTAAAAATAACTAATAGAAATAATATAATAACAACAGATATAAATCCTAATGCGGTATTTTCAATATGTTTATTATCATTTTTTATTTTTTTTAAAAATAATTGTTCATTAGAATGAAGTTTAGTGTCATTTTCATTTGTAAAACCTTCTGTTTTATAAAGTTTTTCTCTTTTATGAAAACGTTTATGAACATTATTTATTTTAGAAAATTTTTTTCTAGAATTATTATTATGTCCATTGTTATTGTGATTATGATTGTTATTGTTATTGTGATTATTAATGTCAGGTATATCATTTACAAATTTTTTAATATAATAAGGTGGCACAGGTATTGTTGGTGTTGTAGTTGGTATAGTAGTAATAGTAGCCTCATTACTTACAAAACTTGTAAAAAAAGAACCTATTGTATCAAAAAAACCTTTAGGTTCTACACTCATATCAGGGTCAGTTGATGCGATCGTTTGTGTTTCAATAGTTTGATTTGGATTTAATTCATCAACTAATTTTTCTAGTTCGTGCTTATTTACTTTTTTAGAAGATAAAATAGTTTTTAAGTCAGTTAATGAAACAGGTTGTTGATTACCATTCATAGGCATTTCAGTTAAAACTCCGCTTGATTTATCATAATAATATAAAATATTATCATTTTTACCTAACATAAAATCAGGCTTTTCATCAATATATTCAGCATTAATTGTTGTATTAAGTTTACCATCATCAACTTGATTTTCAGATTGTTCTAATTGTTCTTCAGCAAGTTTAGCATATTCCATACTATTATAATGAATATATCCTTTGGCATCTTCATATTCTTTTAATTCATCTAAATATTTTTTATTTAATGTATTGTAATCATCAGCATCAATTTCCATACTAATAGGAGTATTAATAGAAGGGTCAAATGAAATAAATTTTTCTAATAATTGTTTATCCATATTAATACATTCAGAGAGTTTTTGATATATATCTAATTTATTTTTACCATTAACACGTTCTTTTAAATCTTTAGGTAATTTAGTCATAATTTGACCCATAACTCTATACATTGTATCTAAATCATTTTTATCTTTATTTTCTACCATAAGTTTAGTAATAAGTGTTTTACTATCTACTGTAAAATCATTTAGAGTAATTGTATTTAATGCCATCATAAATAAAATTTCAATTTCAGTCATTTTCATAGCAACTAATCTTAAATGCTTGCTTATGATTTCACGATATAATTTATCTTGATTTATAGACTTAGTTTCAGAAACATTTTTAGATAACCAATTTAAATAATGTAATGCTTGTTGTCTATCAGGTCTTTGTGTAAAAAAAAGTGTAATTGGTAATTTATTAACTACACCTTGAATTTGAGTTGAACGTGTATTATTCATTTTGTAATTTTAATATATAAATTATAATTCTATTATTATTTTAGATATTATTTTATTGTTTTATTATTATATATATTTATAATTATTATATATATTTATAATTATTATATATATTTATAATTATTATATATATTTATTATTATTTATTACAAAAATAATTTGTATTTTATTATTTAAAAATAATTAGTAAAATAAAAAAATAAAAATACAAATATATATAATTATAAAAAATAATTTAGTTGTAATTATTTCTACATAAAGGACATTTGTTATTATTTTCAAACCATTTTTCACAACAATTTATACAAAATAAATGAGAACATTTTAATTTATAAAAAAGTGTTTTTTCAGGAAAAGAACATAAACAAATAGGACATTCTGTTCTAGAATTACATTCTTGTTTTTTGCTATTATTATTTAATTGGTCTTGATTTAAACCAGAATTTATATTTATTGTTGATAAATGTAATGATAAATTAGTTATAGAATTATTATTTATGGTATTAGTAGTATTAGTGTTAGTGTTAGTAATAGTATTTACATATTCCATATAATTTGCGTAATCATTTATACCATTATAATTATAATTACTATTTATTATACTTGATGTATAATCTTCATCCATTTCTGTATCCATACTATCACTATCATATTCATTATATTCATTATTATCATTATTATCATTATAGTTATAATTATTATTATTATCATTATCATTATTTCCTATATTATATTGACAAATTTCACTATGTGATAAATAATCATAATATCTAAATACATTATTACATCTAGGACACATTCTTAAATTAGATAAAATATCCATTTTTTACTTAATTTAATTAAATTATATATTTGTTAATATATTTGTTAATATATTAATTAATATATTTATATAAAAAACTAAAAACATTTTTAAACTTTAAAATATTAAAATTAAAAATTGAATTTAAAACATAATTATCTATTATACTATATAAATTTTATAAAAACTATATAACTATTACAATACTTCTATTTAAACAAATTATTTTATATTTTATATTTAATACTTAAAAATGAATAATTTTGAATGTGTAAAAGAATTTAATCGTGCGTTTGATATGGTTTCTAAAGAGCCTCAAACATATATTGGATATGATGAAGATGAATTTGGTTTTATTAAAATTAATCCTTTTAAAAATAGCCGTGAAAAAATTTTTGAGTCTTATTCTTTAATTAGACTTAGACTTAATTTAATTAAAGAAGAAGTTGAAGAATTGTATGATGCTGTTGCGGAAAACGATTTTAAAGAAACACGGGATGCTATTGGTGATATTTGTTATGTTGTTTATGGAATGGCTGATGTATTAGGTATTGATATTAACTCTATTTTTACTACTACGTTGCAAAGTGAAGTCATTAGATATTATGTTGATATTACGAATAATACTCATAATACTACTCATAATAATACTAATAATAATAATATTTCTACTTTATTTATTGATAAAATTGTTAATGATTATAGTAATGAAAGTAAAAAAAACAATACATTTCTTAAAATTACAAATTTTAATTATGTTAAACTATTTTTAAATGAATTAATTGCTAATTATAATGATGGTGATGATACTGAAATGAAAGAAAGTAATGATACTGAAGCACAAAACACCGCATTAAAATCAAAACTTTTAGAGAATTTAACAAAAACGTATTTAAAATTAGAAGCCGAATGTCAAAAAGAATTAATTTGTTATTTTGATGATAATCAAACTAAACTTCATAATTATAATAAATTTCAAATCGTAGGAAACTTAATTTATGAATTACTTAAACTAACATATGCTTTAGGAAGTCTTTATAATATTGATGTTGATGCTGATTTCTCAATTATTCATCAAAGTAATATGAGTAAATTATGTGATACAGAAGAAGATGCTAAAACCACCGTAGCAAGTTATGAATTGAAATTTAAAAATGGAAATAGTCCTTATGATAGTCCCTATTATTATGAATTACCTGAATTGAATAAATGGATTGTAAAAAATAAATCAACTGGAAAAGCATTGAAAAATATTAAATACAAAGAAGTATCATTTGATGTTTATAATCTTTAATTATTAATTTTATTGATTAATTTTAATGATTAATTTTATTGATTAATTTTATTGATTAATTTTATTTTTTTATTATTTAATTCATTTTGAAATAAGGATGATTTATACATTCAATTACATTATATCTCGTTTCGGGATTTAAATCTATCATTTTTAATAATAAATCGTATAATAATTCATTTTGACGAACATCAACATTACTATTATGTTCGTATTCTAATGTATCAAAAATACTTATACCTAAAGCATAAACATCACTTTTTTGTATATAACCATTATATTTATTTACATTATTAATACCATAACATTTATCTAATAATTTTTGTCTATCGTTGGTATATAAATAGTCTAGTTTTTCTATTAATTTTCGTGTTTCTTCATTTAATTTACTTAATAATGTGTTTTCATCAATACGTTTTAAAGCATCATAGGGACTATTTTTAGGTTGATTAATACTTTTAATTATTTGTTTTTCTTTGTATTCTTTGTTTTCATTTTTATATTTTTTTAAATGATGTATTATAAATCTTTCAATAGGTAAATATCTATAAGTTCCTTGTAAATAAATATCATCAAAATTATTAGTATGAGTATGTGTTAAATGAGCGCTCAATCCAAAATCAATATATCTCATTTTTAATAGACTTAAAATAGATGGATTTTTCTCTTTCAAATCCATCTTTTTTACATTCATAATTTCTTTAGGGTCTAAATATATCATTATGTTTTTTTGTTTAATATCTTTATGAACGATACGATTACGGTGTAATTTTTCTAATCCTATTAATAAATGTCTAAAAATTTGTTTAATATTGGTTACAAATAATTGATGTATCATTGATTTAATATTAGTAGCATCTTTACGATTGTATTTCATAATTTTACTTAAACTTAATCCACCAAAAGGCATAATTAAATTAATTGGTTTCTCATCTAAATCTAAATCACAATGCTTTTTATCTAGATTAGGTTTTTCTGATGTATTATATTTTTTCTTTTTCTTATCAAGATAATTAACACCTATTATATCAGTGCGTTCTTTAGGTATTTCAGTTAATAAACAATCATCTTTTATACTTATAAAATAAGTATCATCAGCATCTATTTGTTTTAATAATTTTGATATTGTTATTTCATTTATAGTATCTTCATCTTCAAAGCGCAAAATTTTACTAACACTTTTATTAAGATTTATCTTTTTAGAAACACTACATTTTATAGCAGGTGTTATTACACAACCAAAACCACCTTTATCTAAAAAAACACCACCTTTTAATACTCTATTTTTAGATAGTTTTCTATTTTTAGATGTTTTTATATTTTTAGATGTTTTTTTTAATGTAAGTTTATTTTTCTTATGTTTGTATGTTTTTTTAGTTTTATTTTTATAGTTTATTCTGGATAACATATTTTTTTATTATAATAAATCAAATTATTATTTACTATATTAAAATAATATTATAATTTATACAATAATTTAAAATAGTAAAATATAAAATATTAAAACAATAAAGAGTAAAAATAATAAAGAGTAAAATAATAACTAGTAAAACAACACTAATTTTATTTAAAATAAGAATGACTTAAACATTCATTTACATTGTATCTTTGTTCTGGGTCAGGGTGTATCATATATTTTAATAAATGATGTAATTTAGTATTTTTATCAAAAAAATGTTTTGAATTAGTATGTAATAAATACTCATACAATGTCATACCTAACGCAAATACATCACCTTTTTGTAAATAACCATTTCTAGTAGAAACACTATTAATACCAAAATAAGCATCTACTATTGTTTTTTTATCATAATGTGTTTTTATATCATTATATACTTTGTCAAAAATAGATTTTTTATATTTATTTTTATTATAAATTGAAAACATATTATCATAAAACTCATATTCTTTAAAATCACGATAATTTTCCAAAACATGTTCATTAATATCATTTTTCATAGAATATTTCATTTTTTTTAAATAGAGTATATCTAAATAAGAATAATCTTCTTCATTATGTTTATTTGTAGTTGAATAATAGTCGTCATAACTATAAGTAAGCATAGTATAACTTATAATAAGTTCAGGAGAAACATATCCAGGTGTTCCAGAATAATTTATATTCTTTTTATTACATTTATTATATGGTATAGAGTCTGATAATCCAAAATCAATATAACGCATATCTAATTTTTTAGTTTTTGTATTATAATTTGCCATTATATTTTCTAATTTTATATCTCTATTAACTATTCTAGCATTATGTAATTTACCAAGACCATTTAATAAATGTTTAAATATAGATTTGAAATGAGTAGATAACATTGTTTGAGTTATTAAAAAATGTGTATGTTTATAGAGTTCTTTTTCATATTTACCTAAATACATATCATATTTACTCTTATTTTTTTGTAATTTATTTTTTTGTGATTTTAGTTTATTTAATTTTCTTTCATACTCTTTCTTTTTTTTATAATTATAATCATAATTTCTTATTAAATCGCCTAAATCATACCCACCATAAGGCATAATTATATTAATCGGCTTTAAACTTAAATCTATTAAACATTTATCATCATCTGTATTATTATTATTATGATTATTATAACCTTTAATATAATTATTATCATTATTATTATCATTATATTTTTTACTTTTAATTGTTTTATGTTTATTATTTAATGAATAATACTCTTCTCTATTATTATTTATATATCTAACTCTAGAAGTATTATTACGGTGATGTGGTAATTGTTTTAATTGACAATAATCATTATAAGTTATAAAATAAGTCTGTTTAGGGTCAATTTTTTTTATTAAATTAGATATGATTAGTTCATCTTTACTATCTTTATTCGGAGCAATAATAATTTTACTTACTGATTTATGCTTTGTAGTATCGTTATTTGGTGTTTTTTCTCTTTTATAATAATTATGTTTTTTAGTTTTACGATGAGTATATTTATCTATACAAGGAATGGCAGGTGAAATTACACAACCATAACTACCTTCTCCTAAATATTTACCACCTTGTAATAGTTTCTTTGTTTTAGTCATTTTTTATTGTTTTATTGTTTTATTGTTTTATTGTTTTATTGTTTGTTTTATTGTTTATTATTTATTTAGATATTTTATTTAAATATATAGATAGATATTTTATTTTATAAATAAAATAAGTATTTATGAGTAAAATTATTTATTATTTAGAAAAATATAGGAATAAGAATAGGACTATATATGAATAAGTATGAAAAGTAATCAAAAGGTAATTAAACAGTAAAAATGGTAATTATATGATAAAAATGGTAATTATATGATAAAAAGGCTAATTACGGGGTAAAATTATAAAAAAAAACAGTAAAATAAAAAAAAACGGAAAAAATCGGAAAATTGAAAAAAATTGAAAAAAGAATTTATTGTTTATTTTTATTACTCACAAAACCCGAGAGATTTTGTGAGTTCCCCCTCGCCTTCAAGCGACTTTGTGCTTATTTGAGCATAGTTCCCCCTCTCCCAACCTCTCTCTCTTTCTCTTTCTTTCGTTCCCCGTGAATTGAAGAAAATGGCAACCCCAACCTCTACGACTTTTCAGGAGTATTATGAACAGGTAATGACATCTGATCAAGATCCCGGAAAAAAAGAGTTTAGAACACTCTACCGTAAGAGTCTAACTCAAATATCTTTGCTTGAAGAACAAATCGCGGATTTAACAGCACGTGTAAATCGTACTGAAGGTGAGCGTGATGAATCTCGCCTTGCGCGAAAGGACACATTGAATGCGGTTGCTCGCGTTGTTTCTGGTTCTACCACTTCACCGCGAAAAGCTCTTCATGGACCATCCTCCTCTAGTAATCCCTCTGGGATTAAGAAGCCCTGTACTTTCTTCCCAAAAGGACTGTGCAACAAAGGTGATACGTGTACCTTTTCTCACATCAGCACTGTTACCGAGTAAATAGTAGTTGCTTCCCGGTCTGGTCTCCCATAATTGACTGGCTTAGTTGTCCCCGGCTCACAACCGCAACAACTCGTTGTCTTTGCAAGACACGTTATAAAACAGAGTCCACGAAGACAATAAATTCGTACACAAAACAGAGGCATTCCTGTTGCGTGGGGGTCACCCGCTTTATGTATCAACCTCCACAGATGGTGGATACATTAAAAGTATTTGTCCACCGTGTTTGCAATTCCTTTAATTATCAGTTAGAGAAACACAGCACACACACCACCAAACCCTTTTTTTTATTTTTATATTTTTTTATCATTTTTAAATTTATTTTAAAAGATAAAAAAATATAAAAATAATAAAACAAAAAATAAAAAATGATAAAACAAAA